GATTCAAATTTTGCAATATCTTGATTCTTTTGAGTTTGCCATGCAGTGCTTCTCAATTCGAATGTTTTAATAGATTCTTCCACCTTTTTATTGCTGAGTAACACAGCGTCCAATCGTACCTTTTCTTCTGCTAAATCCAGTTTTGCTACTCGCATTTGCTCTTTTAGTAGTTCTGCTTTTTCACTCAATAGAGTTATGCCTAACAATTGTTCTATAATCTCTCTCTGTTCGGCCTGTTTGGTTGCTAGAAACGGTTGTGTATAAGTGTTAAGAGCTATGATATTCTTAAACATGGCATGACTCATGCCGATTAATTTATTGATTTCTTCTTGTGTTTCTCTATTCTCTCCTTGAGCTTCGTTATTGTCTTCGGTTCCATCTGCCCCAGAATTCTGTTCCACTTCATTGATAAAGAATTTCAATACCTGTGGTTTTCTGCCTCGTTCGATTTTATAATTTACACCGTTCTTCTCAAAGTTCACAGTGACCAACATGTCTTTGCTGTTGGTTTTGTTTACTAGATTATCTCTTCTTATCTGTGTCAGTGCTTCTCCAAAGAACACATAACTGATGGCATTTATAATGGTGGTCTTACCAGTGCCGTTTCGAGCACCAGCATCATCGCCGCCCAAATCCATGTTCTCACCGATGACCAGCACTAGATTTTTGCCAGCAAAATTTACCGCTTGAGTATGATTACCCACGCTCATGAAATTTTTTACTGTGAGATCTCTAATTGTTAACATCTAAATTGTTATAAATTGCCATTAATACTTTTTTATCATAGGTCTGTGAATCCACTGCTTCCAATTGTTTGATCACAATCTGATCCACACTGTCAAACTTTTCCACTTTAACCATGGGTTGATCTGCTTGATCCAATTGTTCTGGTATCAATTGTAATTCTCTCAACTGATATTTTTCCATAAATGTTTCTCTGATAAAATTAGCTTCTTCATAGGAAATCTTAATGTCTAATCCCACACGCACATACATTCTTGATGCTAGTATGCTGTCAGCATCAGATAATAATTGTGATATTTTTACATTTCGGTATTTTGGCATGTTGGGATAGTTGATATATTTGGGTTCGCCACCATATTCCAACACCATCATGCCACGCTCATCATCGCCAGCATCAGCATAATTGTGTGGAAATGCATTGCCAATGTAATGTATGTTGTTTCTTATCTGTCTCTTATGGAAATGTCCTGTGAACACATACTCTTGATTCACAAAGTGTTCTGCTTTAATAGTGCCGACATCTGGCATGTCTACCATGGCATTCATTTTAAAATAAGGTAATTCAAAATGTCCAAAAATATATCTCTGTTTTAGATCCTGTATTCTTCTCCACTCATCATGCACAATCCATGGCACTATGGCTACATCGTCGGCCAATAACCAATCATTCACAATCTGTATGTTGGGAATATTTCTACAATATTCCATACTATTAATTTCTCTTTTGTCTCTGTAGAATAGATCATGATTGCCCATGATCACATAAACTTTTTCAAAAGCTCGGCCTAGTCTTTCCATATTGCTCACTGTGTAGTTCATGGTGCTAACATTGGTAGCAGATCTGTGATGATGCCAATCGCCTAAGAATATGCAGGTTTCACAACTGTGTGCTCGGGCCTGTTCAATGAACCAATAACAAAATGCTTCTCCATCATCGTTATGAACTCGACTGTTGCCTTTTAATCCAAAATGTATATCAGTAAAACAAGCAGCTCGTTTAAAAAATGCCATAGTTAGATATTATTTTGTTTTGTCTTCATCTGCAAGAGATAATTTGCCAGCTGCTTTCAATTCTTTGTTTAATTCTTTTAGAGCGGCCTTGCTGTAAACTTTAACTTCTCCATGCAATTCTTTTTGTCTCTTTTTTGCTGCCACAGTCTCACTCTCATTTTTAGCTTGTCGAGTATAACTCGGCATCATCTCATTCATTTCTAAAATATCATCACGAATATTTTGATTTTTCTTTTCAATGTTTAGAATTCTTGTGAATGAGTTTGTGATGGCTGCTGTGTAATAGGCAAAAGGATTCTCAGATTTTGATTCGTCAAATTGTAGACCAATTTGACTCAATTGCATCAGTGCCTGTGATCGCATCTCGTCCACATAAGTGTATCCTCTCCAGTTGCTCCTTTGGCTATATCTTTCTGCTAGTTTTAAAAACATGTTTGCTAGATTAGGAGTGATCTTGCCGTGGTCATTACTGAAATGTCCATTGGTCATACCACCAACCCAGTGTGATTTACCCACACACACTGTTTGTCCTTTTTCATTGATTCTGTAGTGTTGAAATGGAGGAAAATTAACTTTCGTGTGATGATCTGCTCGAGTTTTAGGATTTTTTTTTCTTTCGCTGTCCATGGTGATATGATCAAACATCATTACTCGAAACACTAGATCAGTTTTTTTAACTTTTCTTGGAGAGACTTCATAATCACTCATCTTAATTCTTTTATTGCCTAATTTTTTAGCTGCCTCCCAAGCCTTGGCTGTTAATCTTTTGGCTTGTATCTTTCTTGCTTTGGCAATATTAGCATTGTTGATCTTTTTAATATCATTAACAATCATGTCATAGTCGCTGTCTTCGAGACTAACATATGAGCAATAGGTATTCTTGCTCTTGTGTATCTCCGCCAGCAAATCGCGATTATTCAGATAATTCACTCTTTTCATAAAAAATTCCTTATTTTAGTTGTTTGCTTTGTTGCCTGGAGATTATAAAGTGCGCCTATTATGATGCCTATAAATATTGTTATAGTATACTGAATTTTATATGAAAAAACAACCTATTAATAAACGGATTTAACAATGGGAATATTAGACACAGCAGGCAAAGTTTTAGGTGTTATCGGAGGGGTTAATAAAGTTATTTCTTCCAATCCCACTTTAAATCGTTTATTTGGAGCAGGACTAGGCAGAGGAGCCGAAGCAGCAGATCAATTAAACTCTAAAGCCACGTGGACTGTAAGAAATGGACAAACAGATTTTAGAGTTAAAGTTACTTTACCATCAGAAAGTGATTTAAATGAAATATTTTTTGGAGGATCGAGACAACAATTTAAAAATAATAGACAAAAATCTCCCAACAATGTACTTTGGCCTCTAGCTGCCGAGGGTGGAGTTATATTTCCGTTAACTCCGAGCATCATTATTCAACATGCCGCCACTTATAATCCCATGGCATTAACGCACAGCAATTATAATTTCTATGCTTATGCCCATAGTGAAATACCATCATTCACAGTAACTGGAGAATTTCCTGTACAAAATCAAGAAGATGCTCAATATTGGGTAGCCATGTTACATTTCTTTAGATCAGTGACCAAAATGTTTTTTGGTGGAGCCAACAATTCGTTAAAAGGCAATCCACCCCCAATTCTACAATTAAATGGATACGGCAGCTATGTATTCAACAATGTTCCTGTGGTAGTGACCAATTTCAACGTGGATATGAGAGCTGATGTAGATTATATATGTACTACGCAAAAAACCGATCAAACATCATTGTCACAAATGGAACCAATGATCAACGTTATGGATGATAAAAATAATACATGGGCACCAGCATTGAGCACAGTAACTTTACAATTACAACCAGTATATTCTAAAGAAAGTATCAAGAAATTTAACATGCGAGATTTTGTCAATGGTCGTCTTAGTGGAAGAAGTAATGGAGTAGGATTTATCTAATGGCACAGTATAGCAATACATCTCCATATTTTAATACTCCTGAAAATAATATCAGTCTAGATTTTTTAGTGCCTAGAGCTATCACTGCGGCAGATGATGACATCACTTATACCATTGATAGAATCTATGCCTATAGACCAGATCTTCTTGCCTACGATTTGTATGGCACACCAAGACTATGGTGGATATTTGCTCAAAGAAATCCTGATGTAATCGAAGACCCAATCTATGATTTTGCGCCAGGCAAAGTGATACAGTTACCTAAACTGAGCAACCTTAAGAGGGATTTGGGTATATAGATGTCTAATATGTCATCAATGACAGCAGAAGAGAATGTGCTTAATTCTTATGCTTCTTACAATTATATATTTACTCTATCTTGTCTTACTCCCAAAGAAATGGAAAATGCTCGAGATATAGTAAGATCCGAGTACGTGCCTCATGATATTATAGCTAAGAGTGGAGGCATAGGAGGAGAAGGCAATTATAGTCCATTTGGAATAGGAGATCCGAATCTATCAAAAACCATTTATAATCAAATGGAAAAAACAGCATTGAGCAAAGGAGAAACAATTGATCTCAGTGGTCGTAAAAATGCTGACAAAATATTAAAAAGAGGACACGATATTTTTATTGAAAAAGTCACAATAGATAGTTACTATACGCCAAATCCATATCGTAAATTATCTACACTTAGCAACTTAGACATAGAGATGACCGAACCATTGGGTGTAACACTGTTTGAAAAGTATCGAGCAGCAGCCAATAACTGTGGCTACACGGATTGGATGGACACCCCTTACTTGCTTACATTAGAATTTCGAGGGTTTGATGAAAAAGGCAAAGAGTTAGGAGTTGTGCCGCGATCTAGAAGACAAATGGTAATAAAACTTAATAAATGTCCAATGAAAATATCTTCAGCAGGAACATCTTACACACAAACGGCTGTTGCATATAATGAATTGGCATTCCTAGATAGATTTAATAAAACCAGAACTGCTGGGCAGGTACCCGGAAATCCTTCGCAAGGAAATTCTGCTATATTAAACAACAATGGCATAATAGATCCCAACAAAGGATTAAGGATAGGCGAAGTTGTGGATATGAATAATTTACAGACAAGACAATCACCTAGAAATCCCACCTATGATCTCACTAGATTAGATGGAGCTCTAAATGCACTAGCAAATGAATTGAACAAATCTCAAATTGAAGAGCAAAAAGAACCACTCAGAGAACTTATAGACGAATATAGAATTATAGTGGAACCGGGCGTGGGCCAATCAATTAAAGATTCAGCCAATTGGAACATTGATAATCCTGGATTAGATGGTAGATTTAAATTTAGTTGGGGTAGAAATGAAGACATAACAAATATAATCACAAATGTGGTACTAAATTGCGATCAATACAGAGATATTAAAAAGAAAGTGGAAAAATTTTGGCAAAATTTTGATAAATCAGAGCTTAACCAAATGGAATCACAAACTGTGAATCCACAAGATTTTATGGTGCCTTGGTTTAAAATTACTTCTTCAGTAGAAACCAAAATAAACGAATGGGATACTCTGTTGAATATGCATCCAAAAATAGTAACCTATAGAGTACAACCATATTTTGTACATATTCTAAATTTTACTGTGGTGGGATTAATAGGAGCTGAAAGTACTTTTGCAAAAACAGTTAAGAAAGCCTACAAATATATTTTTACAGGAGAAAATACAGAGATAACTGACTTAGAATTAAATTATGACGGTTCCTATTATCAATCAAGATTGTACGACGGTAGTCGTAGTGATGGAAACACACGAGATGTAAAGAACACAGAGCTGCAAGATAAAATTAAAGTTAGTAGATTGTATGGAGATGCACCATTTACAGATTCACTTAGAGAAATGAGAGGATATCCTTCAACAGTGAAAGATGAAGATGTTAATACCGAAGACGGAGCCAGTCGCACAGACACAGATGAATTCATGAATTATCTAACAGATCCGCAAAAAAACATGATATTAATAGATATGACCATATTGGGAGATCCTGCATGGATAGGACAAGATATGTGGTTACCGGTTTCTTCTTCTACAAATTCAGAATTAGTTACATATAAATCAGGCGCAACAGTGTATCATTGGGATGATAAAATGGGGTCTTTTAATATTGATCAGGCAGAACCATTTGTAACTTTAGAATTTAAATTTCCCACTGATATTGACGAAAAAAAAGGCACAATGAATTTTTCTGGATTAGAAGATATACATTTTAATGGACTCTATAGAACAAATAAGGTGCGTAGTGTATTCAACAGAGGATTGTTTACGCAGGTGTTAAACATGAATAAGTATCCTAACCAAGGAAAAACTTCATCAAGACCAAGACCATTACAAGGATCAACAGACAACACAGAAGCAACGCCTAAATTTAGATTAGAGAATCTTGCTGGAGCACAAATATCACTTGCAAAAGAAAAATTAAACAAAATTAAAGGATTATAAATTAAAATTATGTCAGATGCAGCAACACCCTATAGAAAAGACCGTCGCTCCACAGGAACAGACATAAATCCAGGTCCTTATATAGCCGTGGTTAAAGATAATACAGATCCTACGAAAATGGGAAATCTAAGAGTGTTAATACCCAGCTTGAGTGGAGCCGACACAGGTAACAGTGGCAATCTTTTCACAGTGAAATATCTATCCCCATTTTATGGTGTTACTAGCCCTGACGCATTATCAGCAGCAGGCGGAGCGTATGATTATGAATACACACAACACTCTTATGGTATGTGGATGGTACCCCCAGATATAGATACTAGAGTCATGGTTATATTTGTTGAAGGCAAAAAAAGTCAAGGATATTGGTTTGGTTGTATACAAGAACCTTATATGAATCACATGATTCCAGGATTAGCAGCATCTAGAAACACAGAAACAGAAACGCCCGGAGATAAGAAAAAAATTTATGGCTCAGATTACGTGCCTGCTGGAGAACCTAACAGAGAGCTTTTTGCTTCTGCTTCAGGAGCAGAAGGAATAGACAACTTACCTAAACCTATACACCCTTTTGCTAATAGATTAAGAAACCAGGGATTGAGTCAAGACACAGTGCGTGGAACCACCACAAGTTCTGCACGCAGAGAGAGTCCTAGTTCTGTATTTGGTATCAGCACACCAGGTAGACCTAACAATAGAGATCCCAACAAAGGACAACTAGGAACCAGCGACAACATACAGAATGTAACAGTGGTTAAAGATGCAGGACACACATTTGTTATGGATGATGGCGATACTAACGGAGATAATCAACTCATAAGATTAAGAACTAGCTCTGGACATCAATTATTAATGCACGACACCAAAGGCGTGGTATATCTTGCTAACGGCTCAGGCAATGTATGGATGGAATTTGCTGCAGATGGTACAGTGGATATATATTCTAAATTAGGATATAATTTAAGATCAGGAGGAGATATTAATTTTCATTCCGAAGGCGATATTAATATGTATGCCAATAGAAATATTAAGATTAAAGCCAACCAACACCTAGGAGAAGATCCTTATGATAGAACAATCAAAGGTTTTATCAGTATAGATGGATCAGTGATTAATCAAATTGCAAGTAGACATGTGAATGTCACAGCAGAACAAGGAAATTATAATCTTCGCACTGGTATGAGCATATATTCTCAAGCAGCTGGAGGACAACAAATACATCAAGCAGCGGGCCAAGTACATCTAGTAGGCAGTCAAGTACATTTTAACAGTATACCTGCAGATCCAAATCTTCTTCAACCACTGAAAAGAACAGGATTTAATCAACCACACGGAACAGGCACAGCAGAAATACAAGTGCCCGACGTTACTCCAGTATTAACAAGCGGAACAGGAGTATTACAGGTAGACACACAAATACTAGGTATGACCGGTATGCGAGTACCCACTCACGAACCGTGGACATGGCATTCAGATAAGTTTGTAAAATTTCCAACAGGAGGCAACATAGAAGACAGTGAAAGACCGGGCACCCTAGGATATGTGTCACAACAAAATAGATTGAATGAAAATCCAGTGATTAGATTAGGACAATATGAAGCTGATTTAACAGATTACATTAAAAAAACAGTGCCTAGTACTACAGATATTGCATCTATACAACAAGCCACAGACACATTTACAAAAAATTATTCTTTAACCTACGGTCTTCCTACCACAGCAGGATTTTCAATTAATCCTTTGCAAGGAGGAGTTAGTGATGTATCACAAAGATTAATTAGAAATATAACTGGACAATCAAATAATACTTCTGATTTATTTAAAAATCAAATACTTGTAAATCAAGGCGGAATATTATACACAGTAGGAAATCTTGATAAATCTATTAGCAGTTTAGGAAATAACTTTGTAGGTCAGCTCTCAGCTAATGTTAAAAACTACGCCACTACCACAGTAGGAGGAATAATCAACAGACAGATCGCTAATACCACAAGAGATGTTGCAGGTCGAATATTTGGCAATGCAGGAGATGCTGTGTATACAGATTATGGAAGTGGTTTTATAGATGGTACAGTTCCAGGATTAGGAAATTCATACTTTTCAGACAGTATAAATATTGCTACAGATAGTTATGCAAACGTTATAGGTGGAGAATACACATCATTCACAGATGTAACCAGCGTACTATCAGGAGGATTTGAAGATCCAGTTGGAATAATGGCAGAGAGTGTGTCAAGTTTCTTTGGAGGAGGATTTTTTTAGATTATGGCTTACGAAGATAAAAATAGCAATAGCAATTTAAGACAGGTATTCAAAGGTTTTAGCTCACGAGCGGATCAAAACAATTTTAGATTGTACGATTTTGAATTGATCAAACAGGATCTTATCAATCGACTGAGTGTACGCAAAGGGGAGCGAGTGGAAAATCCAGAATTTGGAACCATAATCTATGATTGCATATTTGAACCTTTGACTAATTCATTGAAACAAGCCATAGCGGATGATATCACACAAAATCTCAATGCCGATCCTCGTATCAGCACATCTGATATAATAGTGAGTGAAACCGAAGGTGGTATTAGTATACAAGCTACTATAACCTATGTACCTTACAATATTACCGAGAAATTAACATTTTCATTCGACGAAAACTCTCTTTTGCGCCTGTCTTAATCTACGCACTTAATAATATCCATAAATATCCGTGTATTAAACTATGGCCACCACTGATAGACAAAACCGATTGCTAGTAGCCGAAGATTGGCGTAAAATCTATACCAGTTTCCAACAGGCAGATTTTAAATCATACGATTTTGAGACACTAAGAAGGACCATGATTGCCTATCTTAGAGAAAATTACCCAGATGATTTCAATGATTTTGTTGAGAGTTCTGAATATATCGCTCTCATAGATCTTATTGCTTATATTGCTCAGAGTTTGAGTTTCCGAGTGGATCTAAATGCTCGAGAAAATTTCCTAGAGACTGCTGCTAGAAGAAACAGTATTCTAAGATTGGCACGATTAATCAATTACAATGCCAAAAGAAATCTTCCAGCCACAGGACTTTTAAAATTTACATCAATATCTACCACACAAGATGTCAGAGACAGCAGCGGCAACAGTCTAGCAAATCTTACAATATCATGGAACGATCCTACCAATGCTAATTCTAGAGAGCAGTTTATTAATATATTAAATGCTGCCACGGTTAGCGGACAAAAATTTGGAAAACCTAGAGAATCCAACAACATAGGAGGCATTAATACAGAAACTTACACAGTTAATTCTAACAACACAGATGTACCAATGTTCACATTCACCAGAGGAGTGAGTGGTATAGCAAGAAATTTTGAAATAGTACCAGCCACAATATCTAATTCAGAATCTATCTATGAACAATCACCAATACCAGGCACTGGTTTCAGTTACTTGTATAGAAACGACGGAGCAGGAGATTCCAGTCCTAATACAGGATTTTTTGTTCTACTAAAACAAGGATCATTGGCCAATTACGAATTTTCAATAACTCAACCCACTACGAATTACATCCAATCGATTAATGTTAACAATATTAATAATACCGATGTATGGTTATATAAATTGGATGATTTTGGACAGATAGAAAAAGCATGGACCAAAGTACCCGACCTTAGCGGCAATAATGTTATCTATAACAGTTTATCATCTGATGTAAGAGATATCTACAATGTTGTAACAAAGAATAATGATGCAATAGATCTTGTGTTCGGAGATGGTAACTTCTCTAATATACCATCTGGTAGATTTAGAGTTTATTATAGAACCAGTGCTAATTCTAATTTTTCAATTCAACCTGCAGACATGCAAGGTATATCATTCGGTATTGCTTACACAGCTGCCAATGGATCTCAACAAACTTTAACTATTACAGCATCTTTACAACAGAGTATCTATAATGCTGCTGCCACAGAGAGTAATGATAGTATTAAAACCAAAGCACCACAAGTGTATTATTCTCAAAATAGAATGATCACAGCAGAAGATTATAACGTAGTACCTCTATCAGCATCACAGGAAATTATTAAAATAAAATCAGTGAATAGAAGTGCCAGCGGTATCAGTAGATCCAAAGAAATTATAGACCCTACAGGTGCTTACAGTAATGTATCAGTATTTGCAGATGATGGAATACTTTACAGAGAAGAAGTTTCTCCAGCGTTCACATTTACATTTACAAATAGAAATGAAATATTGGATGTAATCAATCGATTAGTAGAACCAAAATTAACAAAATCTTATTCTAGACAATTTTATTATCTCAAATATGGTAGTAAAGATCTTAGCACATTAGCAGCTAACTGGGTCAGCACCACAACAGGAACCAATGCAAATACAGGATATTTTACAGCAGGTGGACCATTAGCAGTGGGAGATTTTGCAACCAGCAATTTAAAATATGCTATACCCGGATCTATAATAAAATTTACATCACCAGATTCAAGAGAATTCTTAAACGGAAAATTAGTAACTGCAGGCACAGGACTTGCTCAAGATAGACAATGGAGTAAAATTGCTGCAGTAGTAGGAGATGGCGCTAATAATGGAGCAGGTAATTTAGAAACAGGAGTAGGACCAATCACATTAAATGATACAGTGCCAGCAGATGCTGTATTATCATCGGTTATTCCAAAATTTGCAACAGTGTTTGATACTGCTTTAAAAATTGATCTACAAGATAGAATAGAAGTTTATGAAGAATTTGGTCTTAGATATGATGAAGAAAATTCAGAATGGAAAGTAATAACAGCAGCTAATTTAGATTATTCTGAAGAATTTTCTTTAATGGATGCAGGAGATACAACCAATAGTAATTTAGATGCCAGCTGGTGGTTCAAGTTCACCAATGATGGCAACACATACACAGTGACTTATAGAGCTTTAGATTATATTTTTGAATCAGTGGGAGATAATAAATTTCATTTTGATACCGAAGAAAGAATATATGATTATACCACAGGAAGATCGGTTAAAGACACAGTAAGAATACTAAAAAGTAACACCGTGCCTAGCACAGGATTAGGTATAGGTTATCCAATTGATTGGCAGATTGTGGACACAGTGGAAGAAGCAGATGGCTATCAAGATAATAGAAAAGTCAAAGTAGGATTCTATGATAGCGACGACGATGGTGTAGTAGACAATCCAGATATTTTTGATATAGTAATAGAACCAGACACAAATATTACAACAAAATTTGTTTTCTTTGAAAAATATATCAGTTATGATAACATAGAAAGATACCGACCTTATTCTGCTACTAATTTTGTTGTTGCAGCAACAGAATCTGCTATAACATTACCAGGTGCTTATGAGAATGGACAATTATTTTATTTTTACACAGACGATATTGTTAAAATATATGATAGCGAAACAATAACATTAACTACCACAACAGATTATTATGCTAGAAGAGGTAGAAGCGATATAGAATTCCACTATCGTCACAATGCAGGACAAGGTACTAGAATAGACCCTTCTCAAACCAATATCATTGATATCTATATGTTGGAAAGATCCTATGATCAATTATACAGAACATGGTTGGCCGAAGGAGGAGAAGAACCACAATCATCTACATCGGATCAGTTAAGAATTTCTTATTCGGGAGTATTAAATCCATTGAAAGGATTGTCAGATCAAATAGTCTATCATCCGGTAAAATACAAAATATTATTTGGTTCTAGAGCAGAAGAACAATTTCAAGCTACATTTAAAGTGGTAAAAAATTCTTTAACCAATGTTACAAATGCAGTAATCAAAACTCGAGTTATACAGGCTATAAATGAATTTTTTGCTCTAAATAATTTTGACTTTGGAGATACTTTTTATTTTACAGAATTAGCCACTTACATACACAACGAATTAGCACCAGATCTATTAACAGTGGTCATAGTGCCTAATCAACACGAACAGTCATTTGGATCATTATTCCAAATTAGTGGTGCTGCAGATGAGATTTTTATCAGTGGAGCGACCGTGGATGATGTTGTGATCATTGATGCTATAGGTGCCAATCAGTTGGCAGCCAGCGGCACAGTTGTAACCAGTACTACTGGAACAACTACCAGCAATAGGTCAACATCAGCAGTATCATCGGTCACTACAGGAAAAGCTGGATCAAGATCCAACACAGGCAGTAGCGGAACGGGATACTAAAAATGGCTGACGCACCTATTAATAGTCAATCCAATTATGAGGTTGTAACAGATTCTCAAGGCACTGTACTTCGAAGATCCATAGCTCATCTACCATCTTTTTATAGAACAGATAATAATCATAGATTTTTAACCAGCACACTGGATCAATTAATACAACCAGGCAGATTAAAAAGATTAGATGGTTATATCGGTAGACAATATTCTTATACTAGATTGCCTTCCGATAGTTATATTGAAGCAACCAGCGAAGACAGAACAAATTATCAATTAGAACCTGCTGTAACATATACAGATAAAGATACATCATCGGTCAATCCAGAAGATCAAGTTAAATTTACTGCAACCTATGATGATTATATTAATCAAATAAAATTCTTTGGGGGAAATGTTGAAAATCATGATAGATTAAACAAAGAAAAAGTTTATTCATGGAATCCAGCAATAGACTTTGATAAATTGATCAATTATAGAGAATATTATTGGTTACCCGAAGGACCAGATCCGATATTGGTTTCTAATAATGGCACAAATACAGTGACTGAAATAAAAGTAGATCGTATAGGTAATTCTGCTTATACATTCAGCACCTATAAAAATTTAGAAAATCCTACAATAACTTTGTATAGAGGTAATACTTACAAATTTGTAATTAACGCACAAGGTCATCCTTTCTACATAATGACCGAACCGTTCACAACAGGTATAGCCGAAGATGGCAGCACATCAGTGATATATTCTTCTGGAGTATCGGGCAATGGCACAGAAATTGGAACTTTAAATTTCACAATACCTTCAGATGCTCCTGATATATTATATTATCAGTGCGGTAATCATCAAGCAATGCAGGGTATTTTTACAATCAAAACCATCACTGCTACCACAAAAATAGATGTAGAACACGAGATAGTAGGTGCTAAAAATTATACTTTAGCCACAGGAATAAAATTGAGCAATGGTATGAAATTAAGATTTGATTCAAATACTGTTTCTTCGTCTTTTAATAATAAACAATTTTATGTAGAAGGTGTTGGAAGTTCTATCACTTTAACTGATACTGCTCGATTGATAACTCCAGAATCTTATTCTGTAGAAACCACAGAATTATATGATACAGTTTCATATGATAGCAGACCATATGCAATCAGTTTTTATAGACCCGAAACACCAGATTATATCACAATCAAAAGAGACAGTCCAGATAACAATGCATGGAGTAGATATAACCGATGGTTTCATAAATCAGTAATAAAAACATCAGACGATGTTAATGGCAATATTACCGCTTTACTAGAAACAGCCAGAGCGAAAAGACCCATAGTAGAATTTGATTCAGGCATACAATTATATGATCATGGCACCGAAGGATTAAACTCTGTGGCCTTGATTGATACAGTGACCACAGATGTGTTCTCCTCAGTGGTTAATTCCTCGGGATATATTGTGGACGGTATTTCTTTAGCACATGGCATGAGAGTATTATTCACAGCAGACACCGATTCACTAGTTAAAAATAGAATTTATAAAGTAAATTTTGTCACAGTGGGAGGTAACTCAGTAATAAATCTTACTCAAGAACCAGATGGCATACCTCAAGATGGTCAGACAGTTTATGCAGAATTAGGAGCAAACTACCAAGGAAAAACTTTTTATTTTAAACAATCTGATAATATATGGACACAAGGACAGATCAAAACTGCTCTAAATCAACAACCTTTGTTCTCGTTAGAAGACGACAATCATGTAAAATTTAGTGATCAAACAGTGTATGAGAATTCTTCTTTTACAGGTGCTGCTGTTTTTGAATATAAAACTTCAGAAACTTCTCCTGTGGATACTGTGTTAGGATTAAGAGTAAAATATAATACCATTAATAATGTGGGAGATATTATTTTTACTTCTGATCTTGGTTCAGATTCATTCACTTATAAGAGTGGAGAAAAAGTTCTTTCAAAGAGTTTTACAACTGGCCACGTACATTATATTACTGGTAGAGATACCAATATTCCTAGAACTTCGTGGATAGAAAGAGCCGAAGAGAGTAAACAGAGAGTAATAAGAACATTCATAGTAGAAGCTGGAGAATTAAGATTATTTCCTATAGATGTATTTGCCAACAGTGCTGGTCTACAGGATTTAGATGTTCAAGTGGATGTTAATCATACAACACAGAATTTAAACATTGATTATGTACTGGTAAATGGAACCACTAACAAATATGTAAAATTTTTATATGATTTAGCAGTCAATGACATAGTAAAAATACAAGTTCACAGCTCTGTTAAAAAATTAACAGGCAAAGGATTGTATGAAGTACCAGAAAATTTAGGAGTTAATCCATTCAATGAGCAATTAACAGATTTTACATTTGGTCAAATATTAAATCACGTACACGATATTAATGAAAAAAATATTGAATTAACAGGAGATACACCAGGCAATAGTAATTTAAGAGATCTTCCTGATGTAAGAACCAAGGGTGGAACTATATTACAACATTCAGCACCGTTGCCACCAGCAATGTTTTTATTAATAGATCAAAATGCCAATGCAATATCGGCTATAGAATATTGTTCTTTAGAATATCAAAAATTTAAAGAAGGATTTTTATCAAATATCTCTAATGGAAGTACGTATGAGAGTAATGTTGCTACTGCAGTAGATGAGATAATAAAATCTATGATAGGAGATAAGGGAATTAGTTTTCCATTCTTCTATGAAGATATGATAGGATATGGAGAAAAAGTCAGCACAAGAACATACACAGTACAAGACAGTGCAGAGACCGAATATACCATAGACAATCAGTTTGATATAAAAGTCTCTAGCAATAGAGCAGTTTATGTTTATCTTAATGATACGCAACTATTACAAGGTTATGATTATACTTTTAGTGAAACTGATGACAGTGTGAACATAACTGCGGCTCTCACAGAAGGAGATATAATTAAAATTAAAGACTACAGCGACACCACAGGTAGTTTTGTACCACCAACACCAACTAAATTAGGAATATATCCTCGATTTAAACCAGAAAAAGTTCTTGATAACACATACGTAGAACCAACCTATGTGATAGTAGGACACGATGGCAGTAAAACTGTAGCATACGATGATTATAGAGATGATTTATTATTAGAATTAGAACGAAGAATTTATAACAATTGCAAGATTGTTTATAATCCAGAATTATTACCAGAAACTGAAGTAAGACCTTCAGCATTCCAAACAAGCGAATATTCTATAAACGAAATTAATAATATTTTGAGTTATGATTTCTATTTTTGGGCAGGAAAAAATGCTGTGGATTATCAAAAGAATAATATCTATAATGAATCTAATCCTTTCACTTTTAATTATAGCAGTAATAAAGATTTTTTAAACGGTGAATATCTACCAGGACATTGGAGAGGCATATACAACTATTTCTATGACACAGACCGACCACACACGCATCCTTGGGAAATGTTGGGTTACAGCGAAAAACCATCATGGTGGGAAGATACCTATGGTCCAGGACCCTACAGCTCGGGTAACGAATTATTATGGAACGATTTAGCAGCTGGATATGACAACGGATTAGGAGCAGCCAATTCTAGATATGCTAGACCAGGATTATTAAATTATCTACCAGTGGATGAGAATGGAAATTTAAAATCACCGATAGAGGCAGGATTGATAGACAACTATGAATCATCAGGTATTAATAAAGTATGGAAATTTGGAGATCAAGCACCAGCTGAAACTGCTTGGAGAAGAAGTTCTCAATATCCTTTTGCTGTGATGAGATTGTTAGCATTAACAAAACCAGCAAAATTCTTTGGATTATTTTTTGACAACAGTAGATTAGGTTTAAATGCATCAGGAAATGTCATAGATAAAGACACAGATGTAGCACAGAGTATAAGAACTGCCAAATATCATTTAGAAACAGTAACAGATAGCGAAACAGGAGCAATCATTCGTTATATAACCGGAGGATATCAACCTTTTGTTGTTAACTATCTAATTAAAAATGGATTAGATCCAGCAGTATTCTTTTATGATAAAATGAAAAATCTCAATGTGCAATTAGCATATAAATTAGGAGGATTTTCAGATAAACAAAATTTAAGAGTATTAACAGATAGTGTTAGTCCAGGATCCACATCAGGATCACAATTTATTCCTGATGAAAACTATAAAATTTTATTTAGAATCAGTAATCCTATTAGAACATTTGAATATTCTGGAGTATTGATAGAATTAAACACAGCTACCACAAATGATGGTAGTACATTAGAAGGTGGTTATAAAGTTGTAGGTTATAATACAATTAGACCTTACTTCTCAGTTTTAGAACCAATACAGAATGGTAATAGTTATTCCGTTGAAGCAGGTAATGCTCGAGCAATTATCTATAAAGATTATGCAGATGTAGAAAAAATTGTAACTTATGGCACAGTGTTTAAAGATGTTCAATCAGTGATTAATTTTTTAACAGGATACGGAAAATATTTAGAATCACAAGGATTTGTTTTTGATAGATTTACAAAAGAATTACAAGAAGTTGCAAACTGGGATATGTCAGCCAAAGAATTTTTATATTGGACCAGACAAGGATGGGCAGCAGGATCTGCTATTACATTAAGTCCAGGAGCAGAAGGATTCCATCTTACAACCAAAGATAGTGTGATAGGAAAATTAAAAAATTTACAAGGAGAATACACAGTATTAGACTCTTCGGGTAGAACAGTTAATAACAAATCAATTAGTACCAAACGTGTGGGTACTACTTTTGAAATAGTTAGCAAATTTCCAGAATCAGGCATATACAATATCTCAATGAATGCTGTACAGAAAGAACACATATTATTATTTGATAATATCACAGTGTTCTCGGACATACTGTTACAATTAACCACAGGATTCCGTCAACAAAGATTTCGATTAATCGGATGGAAGACTGGTGACTGGAATGGTGATTATTATTCTCCAGGATTTATATTTGACGAAGCACAAGTAGCAGCATGGACAGCAAATACTGATTATCAAATCGGTGATACTGTGGAATATAATGCTAAATTTTATACTTCTAAAGTCAATCATAATTCTGGAAGTTCTTTTGAATCAGCTAAATGGCAAAAAAAATCTCAAAAACCTGCTGCACAATTAATACCTAATTTTGATTATAAAATTTCACAATTTAATGATTTTTACAATTTAGAGAGCAACAATTTTGATGAAGCACAACAAAAGTTAGCACAACATCTTACAGGATATCAATCTAGAAGTTATTTAGATAATCTTTTCTTAAACGATGTTTCTCAATATAAATTTTATCAAGGATTTATTAGAGAAAAGGGTACACTTAATGCTATAAACAAATTAGTCAAAGCCAAGTTTTATGGAGAAGATATCAGTATCGATCTTTATCCAGAATGGATGATTAAAGTCGGAGAATTTGGAAATACTGAAAGTAAAAAATCTATACAGATTCGTATGTCTGACAACTCATTCACTAACAATATACAGAGTATAGAGATATTGGACAATTCAACAGATTCTTTAAATTGGGACAAATCAGTTAGAGTGCTTAGTTCAGAATTATACAACAAACCAGTGGAATATGTTGCTCAAGAAACATTTTCTCTTTATGACTATAATACAGAAGGTACAGATAAAGACACAGTTCAAAAATTTAAAACAGCAGGTTATCCTAGATTGCTAGATGTAGACCATACTGCATTTACAACATCGGATCTTCTTAATTTAAATGTGTCAGCAATTACTAAAAATGATCTGGTATGGATAGCAAAAAAAGACAATAGTGAATGGGACGTGTTAAGATTAACGTCCACTGGATTAAAAATAGCAGGCATGAGACAGATTAATAATGCTACTCAAGTAGAAATATTATTAACCGGAAATCACAATTTTATAAAAGGAGATTATTTTACAATATTAAACAGTCAATTTACACCATTGAATGGAGTATATCAAATATACAGCACACCTACCAGTTCATCTTTGATATTCAATTACAGCAATTCTAATAGAGTATCCGGCACAGTATTAACTTCAGATCAATCCACAATAAACACCTATGGTAACATTTATAAATGGGTTAGTGTGAGAATTTCTAGTATGGATAATGTCAATGATAGAATATCTTACAATGTTTATAGAGATGTTGATACTACAAATTTTGTTAACGGAGATAGAATATTTGCAGACAATAATACTGAAGGTAAGTGGAGCATATATGAAAAAACTGACCCTTATGCAGTAACAATACTACAATCTCCAGACACAGACAACGAGCAGGCATTTGGTTATCAAGTAGTGGCTAGAAATGATGGTAGAACTTTAATAGTATCAGCTCCAGACGAGGGACAAGGTCATATACATTTCTTCTATAGAGCAGAAAATAAACCAGGTAACTTATTCTTCCCTACAGGCAGTTATGAGATGACCGATGGCAACAACGAAACAGCAGGATTAGGGCGAGTTTTAACAATCAGCACAGATGAAAATTATATTGTGGCAGGAGCACCCTATACAAATACATTAACATCTGATGGCAGCACCAGACACGATAAAGCTGGATTAATAAAGATTTTTTCTTGGAATTCTGAGGATAAATTTTATTCATTATCACACACCGTGTTACCACTATCAGATGATAGTACCACATTAACAAATTTAAATTATGGATGGGCATGTGCTATAGCCGAGCCTTCGGATGCTAGTACAGTATATACAAGACCGAAATTTCTTTTTGCTTCTGCACCAGGTTTAAACAATGATTCTGGTGTGGTTTATGTGCATACCTTACAAAAAGATGTAGGCGACAGCACCATCTCTCTTTGGAGACAAGATTCAGCTATATTCAGCAATGAATCAGGCTCAGGCAAAAGATTTGGACATAGATTAGCAGTCAATGACAATGCAGATATATTGGCTGTGAGCAGCGTTGCTCCAGGCACCGCTGGGCAAGTAGAAATATTTACAAAAAATAGTGTGAATGATGATGGCAGCAGTATAGAAGACGGCAGTACAAAACATATATTCACTCACAGACAAACACTTAAAGGAGTAAATGCAGATGGCAGTACATTAAACACTGCATTTGGTGAGAGTATATCTATGAGCATCGACGGAGAATGGCTTGTAATATCTGCTCCTGGATTTGATAAAGGCGAACAAACAGATGCTGGCACAGTTTATGTCTATAAATGGAATGCCGATGGATCAACAAACACCTATACTTTACAACAAACTATTTCAGCACCAGATTCTGCCACAAACATGAGATTTGGTTCTTCAGTACAAATTAATAGAGCAAATAATAGAATAGTGATAGGAGCTGAAAAATTTGGCAATCAAAGAAGTATGAGTTTCGATAACGGTGCTACCACATTTGATATAGGAGACACAAGAATAGTGGATCTTAATATAGGATCCGGCGGTGTTTTTACCGCTACAAAATATGATACAGAATTTGTAATAGATGACAAATTAGTTACAACCAAAGTTAGCGCCAATGATGATTTTGGTAGAGGTGTTTTTATAACTGATACAACAGTATTTGTTGGAGCTCCTCAGGATGACACAGCAATAGATGACAGCACATATCGTGTAAATGATGGAACATTAACAATATTTGATCTTAAAGAGAGAGATTCTTATGCTTGGAACGCATTATCAACGGAAACTAATCTTGTTAATAATAATAGAGCAGATTCTGCTTTTATATTTGATAGTGCAACCAACGAAATAATTGATTATTTAGATTATTATGATCCTATCAAAGGTAGAATATTAGGCATAGCAGATAGAGAAATTAATTATAAAACAGAATGGGATCCTGCTGTTTATAATATAGGAACACAAAATAAAACTGTCAGTGCTAACACAGCATGGGGAGAAGAGCATATAGGAGAAGTTTGGTGGGACATGAGTACTGTAAGATGGTTATGGTATGAACAACATGGCACAGAATATAAAACTAAAAATTGGGGTAATATATTTCCAGGCTCCTCTATAGACATATATGAGTGGGTAGAATCAACTCTATTGCCATCAGAGTGGAATTCTAGAGCTGACACAGTGGTAGGTTTAGCACAAGGTGTATCAGGCACGCCATTACACACTGACAATACAGTTTTTACAGTAAAACAAAAATACAATTCTAACTCAGATAGTTTTATCAATTACTATTATTATTGGGTAAAAAATTCTGTATTTTTACCACCATTAAACAAATCAGTCACACAAAGAAAGAATACTACTGCTTATGTGGCTAACCTAATAGAAAATCCATTGGGGTCTGGAATAAAATATTATGCTATCACAGGCACAAATTCATTGATAACATTTAATGTTAAAAATAGTTTGAATAACGATAATACAATACTTAATGTTAATTTTAAAAATAACGATAATGAATCAGGGTCTCACTCTGTTTGGAAATTAATCAGAGAAGGTGATAAAAATGATCGTCCTAATGAAATGTTGGAAACAAAATGGTGGGATAGTCTTATAGGTAAAGACACAGCTGGTAATGAAGTACCAGATGTAAATCTACCTCTTAATCAAAGATATGGAACCAATATAAGACCTAGACAGAGCTGGTATGTGGATAGATTTGCTGCATTAAAAGAAATTATAGATTATAGTAATATTGTGTTAAAAGCAAACCAATTAGCCAACAATATCGATTATACAAATTTAAATTCTGCCGATCCAGAACCCACAGAAGTGTCAGGAGAATGGGATCGTAGAGTGGAAAGTTATGCAGATTTAACATATATTGATACTCGAGATATCAGCGGTACAATTAATGTATTAGTAGCCAATGATGAAGAAAATAGCAAAGGTTCGTGGGCTATCTACAATTGGAATCTTACAGAATGGGTTAGAACCAAAGTACAAACATACAAGACCAGCACTTACTATAGTTTAGCTGATTGGTATGCCGAAGGATACGACACAAATACTGTGATTGATAAACAGGTTAATTATCAGTATGAGGCTGACACAGCAGGTTTAGAAATTGGACAGATTGTAAAAGTATTACGAGCTGACACAGGTGGATGGAAATTATTTGAACAAACCACAGAAGGATTAAAAAATATTGCCACGCAAAATGGCACAATACAATTGTCCAAAGCTCTATATGATTATACCATTAAGAATACAGGATTTGATGCCGATGATACTTTTGACGTTAATTTCTTTGACCAAGAACCCACTATTGAGACTAGAAATATTTTAAAAGCTCTAAGAGATGATATATTTGTAGGTGATCTTGCAATAGAGTACAATAATATATTTTTTATAGGATTAAGAAAAGTATTAGAAGAGCAATTATACGTAGATTGGTTAAACAAATCTTCATTCATAAATGTAACCAATAATTTAAGACCATTAGATCAGCGCAAGACCTATAGAGTGGGTAATGAGAACTTCGTGGAAGATTATATCAATGAAGTCAAACCTTATCATACAAAAATAAGAGAATACAAATTAGGTTATACCAATACAGAAACACAAGATGGAATCAATGCAGATTTTGATCTTCCAGCGTTCTATGATGGCACTCGTATTAGAAATGTGGATACCACAGCAGATGTAGCAGTAATGGCGAGTTATCCTTATCGATTCTGGAGAGACAATTATAAAAAATATGTAGATTCTATTGTGGTAACCAATAGCGGTAGTGGTTATATCACTGCTCCTACAGTTACATTGGTAGGAGGAACAACCAAATCAGTGGGACCGTTTACAGTGTTAGGCAGAAGTAATAGTGGCACAACATCGGGACAATCAGGCTATTTCTATCCATTATACACAGCCAAAGCAGATGCTGATTTAGCAGATAGTCAAGCAGGTGGATTAAGCTCTAGTTCATTATTCACATTTGAAGAATACACAGGCATAGAATTCTATATGCCAAATACAGGACAGAATATCGCTGTTACAGATAGACCGGAAGGATATGAAGTTTATACCACAGCAGATAATACTCAAGCCACAGCCACAGCAATAATACAGAATGGATCTGTAACAAAAATAAAATTATTAACGCCAGGTAGCAATTACACAGCCACACCAAGAGTGGTATTAACAGGCGGGGGTGTTGGAGGAGTTACACCAACAGATGCTGCTCGAGCCTATGCTAATTTAAGAAATGATCTTGTGAGAGATATTGCTACAACGATTAAATTTGACCGAGTTCAATCCACAGCCACAGTGTTGGATTGGGCAGCAAATACTGCTTATGCTTATAATGATTTAATCAGATATGAAGATGGATTCTATAAAGTTAATAGTGGTTTTACTAGCACAGAAAATTTTGATGATGGAGTAACATATCTAACAAAATTACGAGGTGACGAGCCTTATATTACTGCTGCTGAAAGAACACTGGGATTATATGCTCCAGAAGCTGGTATGCCAGGCAATGAATTATCTCAAGTGATGACCGGTGTGGATTATGGTGGAGTTATGGTCACAGGACTGGCATTTAGCAGTGGTCAGGGTTGGGATCGATCTCCATGGTATGACAATCCATGGGACACATATGGTTTAAGTCGAGTTAAAACATTCTACGGCGATGGCAGCACCACAGCATTTACATTTCCAAGTGCACCAAGTGCAACAGATGTTTATACAGTATACATAAATGGTGTGAGACAAACATCACTGGTGTTCAGAGGCGATGGATCTACCAAAACATTCACAGTTATACCTGATGATAGTTCAGTGGTCGGTGCTGGAGATGAAATACAATTTATACCGTTCGATGATGACGGAGTTCTAACACCCACAGATGACAAAACTCTAGATTCATTGATCAGTGGTGGTCTTTTTGGATCAGCAGTAGGAATAGCACCAAGTGACATTGTATTAGAAGGTGATGGATTCGTAACACCAGAAACCAGCTATGCTCCAGAAGAGAATGTGCCAGGATCTATGTTCGACACTGTGGATATTAAAGTTTACACCACACCAGAATCAGGTGTGCCATTTATCATACAGAAAAATTTTATTGGAGATGGTGTTACTGATACATTTGATGTGGGTCAAACACCAGGCACCAAAGCCTCTGTGATAGTGACTGTAGATGGTGTAACAAAAAATTATCCAAATGAATATTTTTTAGGTGGACCTTATGATAGACAATTAATTTTTGCAAGTGCACCAGCAATCGGTAGCAAAATATCTATCAAAAGTTTTGCAGTGTCTGGCAGCAATTACATGGTGCTGAACACATTCTGGGGAAATGGATACACAACGTCATTCACAACATCGGCTAGAGAAACCTTCCAATTAGATAGCTCTCTATCACAGCTCTATGTCACAGTAGATGGACAACCAACCACAGATTACACCACTTCTGTGTCTGGAAAACTAATCACAATAAATTTTAACACTGTACCCACAGGAGCGATAGTGATAGCAGCATTCAATCAAGCACCTGGCAGCGGCAGAGCTTACGCTGAAATAAGATCAGAAGATATCGTCTACGATGGCATAAACAACAGATACATTCTAACATATCCATCTGGATCTATAGGTCCATATTCAGGATTGACTCTATTAGAATTAAATGGCAAAATATTGCGAGGACCAGACAACACTTATTATGCTGGCGATGGCAGCACTATAAGTTACAACCTAGGCACAGATCCTTCCAACACTGTGACAGCAGCCAATCAAGTGGAAGTGTATGTGAACGGTTCTAAAAAATATCTATTCACTGATTACACAGTGAATATTGGCACACAAAAAGTAGAGTTTGTGTCAGCACCCGGTGCATTGGATGTTATTGCTATATCGGTGTTATTAGATAATCATTATTACAATGAAGGATCAGACGTGATATTGAAACCAACACAAATCTCAGCAGATGGAATATCTCTATTAGCAGGCAATACTCTTACTGCAATTACATTTAACAATGCTGTGGGAATGAATCAAAGAAGAGAAACGTTTGCTGGAGCAACATCTGGAGAATTCTATCTACAGAACACACCACTCAACAGTGATTATGTGTTTGTGTGGGTAAATGGAGATTCTTTAACAGCAGGATACAATTTCCTTTTAAACGGAAACAAGATAACCATAGGTGGATTAACATTATCACCCACAGACAGAATAGATGTGATGTATTTTGCTGTGGAGAGTGCTACTAACGCCACAGGATTCCGCATATTCAAAGATATGTTGAATAGAACTTTCTTCAAAAGAATCAGTGCTAACAATACCACAACATTGGCTGCAGCACTGGCAGAAGATGCTACAGCAATCACAGTTGCAGATGGCAGTGTATTGGCATCTCCTCCAGGTGGTTCAGTGCCAGCAGTTATATTCATAGACAAAGAAAGAATTGAATATTTCATTAAATCGGGCAGCACTCTATCTCAATTGAGAAGAGGCACACTAGGAACAGGTATAAGAACACATGCAGCAGGCACACAGGTAGTGGATGCTTCAGGTTCTCAAACTGTGCCTTACGCAGAAACAGTTTACACAAAAACATCTATGGGAGATGGTAGCACTAATATATTCCCTACCACAATTGCGGCAGCCACACCATACGAATTAGATGTGTTTGTGGGAGGTCGAAGATTGCCATATATGAGTGAAGATGGCAGCACTGTTAACTATACAGTGGATGGCAGCACTGCAAATGTGGTACTCGCTGATACACCACCAGCAGATGTGCAAGTAAAAATCGTACAAAAACGTGGAGTAGTATGGTATACACCAGGTGTAGGCACTGCAGCTGATGGTAAAGGACTACAAAAATCAACAACTAACCAAGCAAAATTCATAGCAGGAGAACCAACAAATGTACCTGAATAAATACAACGCAATGACAGAACAAGAGAATAACAAAAATACTCAGCAAGAGCAGAACAATAAAAAGCCACAGGATCATTCCGGCATCAAAATGGAAGGACATATTAAGATATGGGATCCAAGCACAGGCGAAGTTATTGTGGACAAAAGAAATGCTATTCACTATGAGAATATGAGTATAGCACTCGCTAACAGTCTTGCAAACAAGAGCACAGGATTTATTCATGAGATGGCATTTGGTAATGGTGGAACCACAGTGGATCCCACAGGTATTATCACATATCTAACACCCAACACCACAGGAACCAATGCATCACTATACAATCAAACCTATTACAAAGTAGTGGATGATAACTCAGCTACTAACAAAGACACTACCAGAAACAAAATGGAGATTCGTCACACTGCTGGTAACAAGTACACTGATATAGTGGTAACTTGTACATTGGATTACGGAGAACCCACAGGTCAGGAAGCATTTGACAACACAACCAACTTCAATGGCGATTTCGTATTTGACGAATTAGGATTAAAATCTTGGGAAGGCACAGAGAATGGATCATCTAATAAACTATTGACTCATGTGATATTCCATCCTGTACAAAAAAGTTTAAACAGACTGATACAAATTGATTATACTCTAAGGATACAATCGTTAACAACATTTACGGAATAAAATAAATGGCTTATACAGTTAACAAATCTAATACTGCAGCGTCGCCCAATCAGTACACAGTACAAGATTCTATTTTGAATACTCAAACTGATATATCGTTTGTGGGCAAAGGTTATGCTGGATACGGAGAAATAATTGCTGAAAATTTTCTACACTTACTAGAAAATTTTTCTAACACTTCAGCACCTGGAAAACCAATCAAAGGTCAGTTATGGTACGATGAGTCATCATCAAAAATAAAAGTTTATACAGGATCCTCTTTTCAACCAGTGGGAGGAGCATCGTATTCATCAGTATCACCATCAGGATTGAACGCAGGTGACCTTTGGATTGACAGTGATACTCAACAATTATATTTTAATAACGGAGCCACAAACATATTAGTAGGACCTCCAGCATCATCTGGTACAAAAAACGGTTTTGAATACAGCACCATATCAGATAGCAATGATATAGAAAGAAACATCACTAGAGTTTATAATAATGACGTACAGGTAGCTATAATCAGTGATACTAATTTTACTCCAAAAGTATCCATACCTGGTTTTGCTACTATTACCAAAGGTATAAATTTATCCACAGTAATTTCAGGAAACAGATTTACAGGCACAGCCACCAACTCAGATGCTCTAGGAGGAGAATCTGCGGCATCATATCTTAGAATAGATGGAGCATCAACTAGCTCTACCACAAGATCTCTTTCAATTTTAAATGATGTAGGATTAACTATCGGTCAAGACAGTGATTTAAGAATATTGTTAGATCCATCAGGAGTACATTATCAGAACAATACTGTGGACACAGATTTAATATTCCGAGTGAACGATGGTGGTGTTGTTACCACAGTTTTAACTATGAAAGGATCTACTTCTAGAATAGGTATTGGAACCAGTACACCCACAACCAAATTAGATGTAGTGGGCACGATCAATGCCACAGCATTCACAGGACCATTAACAGGAGCAGTAAATGCCAATGCTGTAACAGTGATCGAAGGTGGAGATGGGTTAAAAATAATAAATGGAAGTTATGGAGCAACATTAAATTCTGCTTCTCTAACTGCTAATCGTACATTGACTTTACCAAATAGGTCAGGCACAGTGATAACTTCGGCAGATACAGGCACAGTGAGTGGTGCGATGTTAAAAGATTCGGTAGTCCTTCAAATATTAGATTCAACTGGCACAGTATTAAAAACCATATACGGCGCTGGTTCTTAATATACAATGGAAAATATTGTATTAATTGACAGTGATAACAAATACATTTATAATATTATAGGAAGATTATAAAATGGCAATTCGTAGACCTTTATATTACGTTGATGGAAATTTAAGAGAGATGAATGACGAGCAAATTGCAAAAATTAAAGCTCGAATGTTTTGGTCATATGTTAATAATCCTTCTGTGACACTAACAGTGGTTAATGCAGGAGGCAATTTAGGTACAATAACAGACACAAGATTACAAGCAGGAGCAGCTAGTACATCAACCACAGGTTTTATAAATGAAGCTACCACAGAAGAACCCAGTATTGTGAATGTAGCCATCTCTAGAATAGAGCAAACAGTGGCATCAGATCCAAATCCTGCCACCACAGTCACACAATATCCTGCTTATTACACAGCAACTGGAAACATAAGAGCAATGAATTTACAGGACATGTATGATACTTTTGCTAAAGATGTGTTCAATGGAGGATGGACAGCAGCAGATGGTTCCAC